AATCTCGTGTCCACAGCCTCTAGGGTGATAGCCTGGAGCAGTCAAAAACGATTGTGGGGCATTTTGGCGCATTTTTTTTGTTTTAGCCTTCCAGTAGCTTCTTAATCCAAAGTGCGACTTTCTCTTTGAGCAGTTCTCGCTCATTGTCACTTAACCCCAAATATGGCCTCGCTGGTATGGTTACCTTGCGTCCCCTACCAGCTTTGCCGCCCATTTGATGGATTAATGCATATACAGGGCTTGCGCCAACGGTTACGCTGTCCTCTGTGACATTCGTGTATGTGAGGCTCCTGACAAGGCTGGGCTGTTGCATCAAGATTCCCATGTGCGCCTTGCCTTTTTTTTCTTTTTCAGTAGCGTTGATGCCACCAGGGGTTCCCATTTGCTACCATCGGGGGCAGTATTTTCCCTGCTCCTTATCCGGCGCTTACTCCAATCACGGACAGTCATGCCTATGGCTTCCATCATCGTCTTGCTTTTGAGGCCATCTTTAAGCCTATCCAGCGCCTTGGCAAGGTCGTCGCCTTTGATTTCAATTTTTATGTCTAAAAGTTTGTCTGACACGTTTTTTCCCTTTATGAAAAAGGCTTGCGAGCCGATACTGGTGATAGTCGCCGTGGTGTTCTTGACGGCAGGCAAGACGCCGAACCTGCCCTGTAATCCATGCTTGGACATGGCTACAGTGAGAAAGGTAAGTTGGAGTGGCGCACAACCGGAACATCATAGCGGCAAGCCTGGTTTGTCTATGCGCTCGTAAAAGCTCGTGTCATTAAGCATTCTTGTCTCGACCAACCCAGATGATTCCACTCTGTTCAAAGCGCGTGTGACTCTTTTTCCATGAACCATTATTTTGCTGTTTGTGCCCACTTTGACCACAAACTTGCCGTGGTTTTTATTGTCCTGTGGGTCAAAGACGTACAATAGGCTGGAATCTCTTTTGTCTATCAGGACAGCTTTTGGGTTTTCAAGTATTTCGGGCAAATTCAAAATGTCGGTTATGGTCACAACCGTTCCGTCCTTGACTTTGCGAGCAGTCCTCAAATGAAGAACCTCTTTGCCCCTGATTTCAATAGCCGCACTAGCCGGGTTGATTATACGCTTCTTTAATTCTGCTAATACGTATGGCTTCATAAACCCAACAACCCGCACTTCGCTCGACATGCGCCGTGTGGATAACACTTGGCTAGCCCAATGCCTAAAAGCTCCCGATTCTTCATTAACGGCAGTCTGACCGATTTTTGACCATGCCTCCGCCGCCAAGGGCGGATGGCCTTGCGCCAATGCCCTCAGTAATCCCTGATTTCCCCCTGCTCCCGGCGCATAAGCCCAGGCGGGGTCAACGCCTTTAGGTGTTAAGATTTCTCTGTTCCCAAACCTGACGGTTTTAAATTCATCTTTAGGCGGTGTGTCCGGCCCGTTTTTTCCCATTTTGTGCAAGTCAATCTCATCACATGCTTCAATAGTGCATGTGCAACCCCAGCCGTTAGGCGGTGTATGCGTATCCCACCAGGGATCATCCCAACGCAAGACCAAACCATGCCACCTCAAATGCTCTTGGCGCGGAACCTTACTCTCTCCGGTATGTATATATCTCCAATACGGAAGTAAGTCTTTGACGCGTATTCGCTGCTCATACTGTCCCGCAGCGTAAGCCGTCTGCATATTTGTGTCGTAAACAAGCCTTGCCCGCCAACCTGTATTTGGCTCACCGGTTACTGAGGTTGGCAGCCAGCGGCTTTCTATGATTTTCTCAAACCGCTTCTCAAACTCATCAAACGGTATGCCATCCTGCATACACCTAACCAATTCGTCATGCACATCGGTAAGTATCGCTGTGTCTGTAACACCAGCTATAACAAAGGCTTTATCGTGCATTGCGTGGAGCAGATCTGTATATGCATTGGACGGTAGTTTTACCTTCTGTTGAAAGAAGTCTATAGCCTCCTGAAATGGCGTCCGTTCAATTTTCAGATCAACCATTGCGCCGTGTCCTCACACTGGACGCCCCGGCCAAGTTCGCCGCCACCCCAACCAAAATCACCGCCAACGGGCAGGGCTCGTTTTTTCCAACCAACGCCATATTTTTCTTGTATGAACTCTTCTTCTGGCTCGTAGCCCAGGGCGAACACGAGTGCGTCTTTTTCTGCTTCGGCCTTGGTATTTTGCGATTCTTCCACTCTGCGCCATAACCTAGGCGGGTTTGCGCCGGGAAAATGAAACTCCGTCAACCACGTCATGAGCGTTTCGTTCAGTGTTTGACTGAGCATATCGGCGTCTGCCCTGATTAACTCCAGCCTGATTCCGTTGTGTGTCTGGCTGGCTGCGTAAGAACCAGTGTCGGAACTCATGTTTGTAGTCAGTGTCTCGCCCAGGAGCGCCTTGCTGATCTCTTCATCCATGTATCGCAGTAGGCGCTCATAGGTGTCTATGGAGCCTGACCGGGCGGCTTCGATGAGTTCAACTATTAAATTTGCGTTCCGGCAGTTCTTCTCCGGTGGTTCTGTTTTCGGGCGTTATCAGTCGCGGCTTGCTCTCTTCGTCAAACAGGAACCGCCGCTGGTCACGCATGTGGAATTTAACGGGGAGCCATGTTTCGGGGTTCCACTCAATTTCGGCGACTGCATAGCCTTTTAGAATTGCGTCCAGTAGGCCAATCGTAAGGCCGTCAACGTCAAGCGATTCCAAAAATTCTCTGATTCCATCGGCGGCCTTGACATCCTTGCTGTCTTCCGATGCGGGATCAACGTCCCAGGGATAAGAGGCTATGGCGTACTTGCGTTTTGGCAGCACTGCGTAGGCGTGGCAGTCCCGCTCAATCTCATTGTGGATAGGCTGTATGAAAACTGGAAGAAGGCCAGCCGCCGCAAGTGATTTATGTGCCAACAGAAGCGGGTATGCCGATTCTGGAGGCAGGGCGAGGGAGTCGAAAAAATCCTTGAAATTGCCCAGGATTGTTTTTGACAGGGAGGCAAACGCCTCCCTTTTTTTGGGGAGGATTTGCCCCAGGTTCCGAGTTGGGGTATGGGGTGCTAGGGTCTAGCCCAAAAGTGTCAAAAACGATTCTGGGGCAAATTTGAGAGGATCACCTCTTTGTCCCCTCAAGATACGATTTCAAGATATCCTGGATTGTTTTTTCATCGTCACTGGATATACCAAGATACGGTCTGGCCGGGATGGTTATTGAATAGCCGCCGAAGTTGAGCTTAATGTCACCTTTCTTGCGGCTTGCTTTGGCTTTGAAGTAAACAGAACCTGTTTTTGGCTTCTTCTTTGGGCGCTGGGTTCGTCTGAATGTGTGGCCTAACTGATGGACGGCGGCATAGTTCAGGGGTGAGCCAACGGCAACGGCACTGTCTCCAACAAACTGCCAGTGTAGTGTGTTCAGGAGTATGTCGGATTCTCTGAGTATGCCTTTGCCTTTTTTCCTTAACAGGTAGGCTGGCGAAAGCGGTGCCCAGGGCGTTCCATCCGGCGCAGGGCCGCCTTTTCTGATTCTATCCTTTACGGATTCCTGTATCTCCTCTGCAACAGAGCGCAATATGGCCGTCTTGTTTTGTAGTCGTTTTGCCAGATCAGAAAGTTCCTTGTCAACTTCACTGGTATCAACTTTTATGATGACTTGCATTTTTTCTCCTGTTTTTCTACTTGAGTTTCCAAGAAATATTTCCGATACTCACAACGTGCGTTCTGCAACTGGTAACGGGATGCGGCCTAAATGTTGCGGGATGATGGGGTGGGCATCCGCTTTGTGTCCCACACATCTTTATTCAAACAAAGAGCCAAGCAAGCGTCCTTTACGGATTCCTGTATCTCCTCTGCAACAGCGTGCAATATGGCCGTTTTGTTTTGTAGTCGCTTGGCCAGATCAGAAAGTTCTTTGTCAACCTCACTGGTGTCAACTTTTATGATGACTTGCATTTTTTCTCCTTTTTTGCTTGACTTCCTGAAAAATGTTTCCGATATTCATAATTAGAGGGTTCTGTAACTGGTAACGGGAAGCGGCCTAAATGTTGCAGAATGGTGCGCGGGCGCCGCTTCGGGTCCCACGCTTCTTTATTCAACGGAAGAACCAAGCAAGCGTCCATGACGCATTTTGTCAAGATATTTGACGTCTCCCACAGGGTGAAACGTATATGTGACAAGCTCACCCTTGCCATTGTTCTGGCATATCAGAGCCAATCCTTTTTTTTCGTTTCCCCCCAGAGACGTTACTATAGTCCGGCGTAGCGAGTATTTGCCTCTCTTTCCATTTTTACCAACCCATACGGTATATTTGCCCCACACCTCCTGTGGGTTTAGCAGGTCGTCCAGATAACCCAAATATTCCAACCGCCCCAAATCATCGGCGATATGACCACCCAGTGCATTTGCATAAATTTTGAGAGGGAATACACTATCGCCGCACCTTACGTTGAATACCTTGTATTCTTTGCCATCAAGGAGATTATCTTTTATAAAATTTATGGCGTATTCTCTTCTTGTTGCGGCGTCTGCCGCTTTCACTCCCCTATCCCAAAATAGCTTCTTGCCCAATGGCTCCCTTTCCGGCAATTGCTGGTGGACGTTGTGTGTTGGCCACTTGTCAACGTCCAACCATTCTCCTTCTGGTTCTTTTGGTTTTTCGCCCTTTTTAGGCTTAGGCGATGGTATGCCTGCAGGTTGCCTGTCTGGATTCAAATACACGTCTTGTCCGGGTGCGTGTTGCCAATCTTCATGAACTTTGGGCGTGGGCGGATTGCTTGCAGGGGTTAGGCCCTTCCTCCTCATATCGGTTTCGCTTAACGCCCTGACGTAACATTTGCAACCCCATCCGTTGGGTGGATAGTAAGTGTTCCACCAAGGATCATCAGCTTTAACGATCTTCCCATCCAGTGCAAGGTGTTCCAACCTGGGCTTTCTGGAATCGCCGTGCCTGTATTGCCAGTAAGGGTGTGTGTCTTTCATTTCCTGTAACTGGTGATAACGCCCGGCGGCATAAGCTGTCCGCATATTGGTCTCGTAGATTGTTCTTGCACGCCAGCCACGGCTTTGATTAGGTTCCCACTCCCACTTGTCACATATCGCATTAAAATCTTTGCGGAATTCCTGAATGGATATGCCTTGATTAATCGCTTTGTCAACAGCTTGTCTTAAATCGGCCAGTATTTCATCATTCGCTACACTCATAACCATGAATGCGCGGTCGTGGAGTCCTCCCCTAACGCCTTTGTACGACTTTGTGTTCAGGTTTACTTTTTGATTGTAGTAATCCACCATTTCCTTGAATGGCTGTTGTATGGGTGAGAAGGTGACTTCAATGCTCATTGTTGTTTAACGTCCAATTTGCCCTTGAGGAATGCCGCTGTAAATGCGTCTGTCAGTAACTCGGTCATTGGCTCTGTGTCCATTTCTGGATAGAGTTCCAGTAAGCCGTCCCTGATTTCTTCCAGGGTCCTGGCGTTGTTCACCAACCGCCTGACTGGCTCTAACAGCTTTTCCATCGCGCTTGCGCCTGCGGTTTCGGTTTTGTCCGTTATTTCATCCAATTCCGAGTATTCAAGCGGCTCCTTTACTTGCTGGGGTGCTGGTTGGACTGGCTCTTTCTCTTTTACAATCACAGGGTTCACCATGCCGCTAACCATCTCAGGACTGATTGACGGGAAAGCGGCGCGGATTATGTATATGGCTGTTTCTTTGGGAATGACTGCGGTGGCTACTGATTCTATGACCTGCACGAGACTACTCACCTGAGCGCCGTTTAATGCCGTATCCTGGACAACAAGGCCACCTGTAGGAAGACCACCGCTCTGTTGAGGTTGGGTTTGGGGCTGGCCGTCTGTACCGTCTGGAGGGGTATATCCATCCGGGGTGGCGGCTGATCCGTCCGCCGCGGCGGGTTGCATCCCCGGCACAGCAACACCATCCCAATCAAAGCCGCTCGTAGGCATAGACCTCTTTGTCCAGCCCTCACCATACTTTTCTTTAATAAACTCTTCTTCAGGCTCATAACCAAGGCCAAACACAAGTGCGTCTTTTTCAGCTTCTGCTTTGGTATTTTGTGACTCTTCCACTCTGCGCCATAGCCTGGGCGGGTTTGCGCCTGGGAAATGGAACTCTGTCAGCCAGGTCATGAGTGTTTCGTTAAGCGTTTGGCTCAACATGTCAGCATCGGCGCGGATTAACTCCAGCCTCACGCCGTTGTGTGTTTGGCTGGCTGCGTAGGAGCCTGAATCCGAGTTTAAGTTTGTAGTCAGAGTCTCGCCCAGGACTGCCTTGCTGATCTCCTCATCCATGTATCGCAGCAGGCGCTCATAGGTGTCTATGGAACCTGACCGTGCGGCTTCGATTAATTCCAATTCCGCTCCCAGCGGCGCAATTATGGCAGTCTCCTGGCTCGCCCTGGTGAGGGCTTCCAGGAATTTCTGCTGCTTTGGTTCGTCCATGAAATCTGGGTATTTGCCAAGGATTGTCGGGCCGCCGAACTTTTCCGCAAAGGCGGCCCAAAATGCGATCCCTTGTTTCTTAAAAAACGCTGGCCAGAACAACCGAGTCCCAAGCCCTAATCCGTAGGGGTTGCCATTTTTCGCGCCGAACCTGTGGACGATAAACTTACGTTCCGGCAGTTCTTCTCCGGTGGTTCTGTTTTCGGGCGTTATCAGTCGCGGCTTGCTCTCTTCGTCAAACAGGAACCGCCGCTGGTCACGCATGTGGAATTTAACGGGGAGCCATGTTTCGGGGTTCCACTCAATTTCGGCGACTGCATAGCCTTTTAGAATTGCGTCCAGTAGGCCAATCGTAAGGCCGTCAACGTCAAGCGATTCCAAAAATTCTCTGATTCCATCGGCGGCTTTGACGTCCGCGCTGTCGTCTGAAGCCGGATCGACATCCCAGGGATACGAGGCTATGGCGTATTTGCGTTTTTGCAGCACTGCGTAGGCATGGCAGTCCCGCTCGATTTCGTCATAGATAGCCAAGCCCTTACTGCCGCCTTTGGCTATCAGAGTTTCGTCACTGGGCTTCAAAAGCCCTTGAAAGACAGAGGTAAAGGGGTCTTTGCTGAAGCCAGCGACAATTTGTTTTAATTCCCCGCCGGGCTTGGCTATTGCTACTGATTTAGTGTGACGTTTTTTCATGTGTGCCTACCAATAACCGGTGAGTTTTGTGGATTCCCTGAATACGCCGGAAGTCTTTGGCAGTTCAAACGCACCGGCCTTGATTGCCAGACTCCACAACATTTCCAAACAATCCGGCCCATCGTCATGATCGCCCTTGGGCCAATGCCTGAGTTGCTCCAACAGCGTGTGTTGACTGACGTGTAGGCGTATCAGACCATTCAGGACATGCGGCTGCAGGGCTTCAACGCGAAGCATTTTGTCTTTATGCGGGGTCACGGGCATGGCCGGAATCGGCACTCCACGCGCCGCGCCGCGCTTGACAAGTTCTGTCCGCAGAAATTCTTGGTATTGGGTAGCCTCTACCGCCCACGTAATGCACCTGTATTTCGCCTGAAGCGCAATAACGTCCTCAATAATCCGGTCAGGCAAGCGTTTGGCGATTCTGGCCTCTATCACGTCCAGGATGCCTGTTCTGCGATTGAAACCGCCTACAAGTATTGCGCTGGGGTCGCGGCCTTTGCCTGTTTTGCCGAGGGATGGATCGACGGCGCCTAAGTAAATCCACTCAGGGTCTTCGCTGATCCACATGGTTATATTGGCAAATGGCGCGTCTGTGGTGCTGAGGGGATCATTCTGAAATTCGCTGTCAAAGGCGTTTCTGTCTGTGTATCGCTCCAGCATTAGCTTTACAAGTGGTCGCTTGTCAGGCCAGGAAACCACTGAGCCTTTGTCCATTTCTTTCTCGCGCCTGGAGTAATAATCCATTGCGATGTCCGGGCCATCGTTATGCAGCAACTCACCCCAGGAGTCCCACAAGTCCATGCGGTGTGGAAACTCAATGATTGCCTTGAATGTGCGATTCTCCCAGGTTGGTCTTTTGAGTGTCCGGGCCAGGACACTGTCGTAGTGCAGGATCGTCCCGATATACAGAACCGTTAGGCTACCGTCTGGAGGGCCTAATTTCAGGACGGCTTTGTTGAGCCAGCGCTCTAATTTGTCTCGCTGTTCGGGCGATTGAACATTCTCGTCGTTTTCGATGTCGTCTAAAACCACTAAATCAGGGCGATATGGACCGTGACGCAGACCGCGCAGGCGCTTGCCGGAACCCAGTGCTTGAATCTTGATGTTATTGGCTGTTATGGCTATACCGGCATTCCAGACGCGCCCCTGACCGTAGGCTTGGGGGAAATCTGCTTGCAGTCGCGGGTTGGCTTCCAGTTCTGCTTTAATCGCCTCCAGCATCTGGGCGGCTTGTTCGTAGACGTCCTGAATTATGGGAACGTAGTGTACACGCCCGTGAACGGCGCACCATAACACAAAAATCTGTGTGCAGATAGTGGACTTGGCTTCGCCTCTGGGGGCAGCCAGGGCTAGCTTTTTTCCGCGCTCTGTAACGAGCTTTGGGAGACGGTCAAAAAGATATTCATGCAGAATACTTGCGCCGCCGCTGACGTAGTGGGGGAAGTATGTCCGGGCGAAATAACCAAGGTCTTTGGCGGCTCGCTCTTTGCGCTTTTCGCTTGCTTTGGCGCTGGAGTCAAAGCCGTCAACCTGTGATTCAATGCGCTGACGCAGACTGGCGGCCAGGGCTGCGAGGTCGGCTTGAAACTCCTTGCGTGTAACCATTGCTTATCCGTATGTCTTTGCGAGTTCAGCCCCAAACGGCTCCAAAACAGAGAGCAATAGGGGCGCGGCCTCTGGATGTTTTTCTGCGACAAATGCGGCGAGTTTTTGGATTACATCACCCGCTATTGCCAACTGGTTTAGCGTAGGCGCGGTTATGGAACATGCACGTAAATGCTTAGTGTAGGCGTCTGCCAGGCTCGTTATTGCCGCGACTTTTTCAAGGACATGAATGTCTGTCTTGGTTTTTAACTCTTCCAAGACTTCACTGTGATAAACCAGGAACGCTTCAAGTGACTCCTGCGTGGTTTTTTCAATGCGCTCTTTCGACACACTTTTAGCGATTCTGGCCTTATCCCAATCATCGCCATTAGCGGCGTCAGCGGTCTTCCACCGCGACACCGTGCGCTCGGTGACATTCAGACGCGCACAGATTACGCTCAGGGGCAGCGCGTCCTGAACATACAGCTTTCGCGCTTCTTTGCGCGATACTACTTTCTTAACCACCATTAGTGCTTGTTCCCAAGAAACATCGTGCCCAGGCCCACCGCCACCGATATAACCGCGCTGACAACGCCGGATGCAAGGTAAGTTTTGTTTTCGACTTCCCGCAACCGCTCATCAACTTTGTCCCACTGTTTTTCTGAGCGTTCGTTGTGTTTTTCCTGATTTTCGATAAAACTTTTCAGGCTGCCCTTTATCTCACCTACCTCTTTTAGTAGCTCTGCGTTTTGACCGTGCATAGCTTTGTCACTGTCCCGCCGGAATTCAACCATGGTCTTCTCCTTTTAGGTAGGCTTTCAGTCTTGTCTCTAAATCCAACGCCCAGGCCGCCAACGCCTCTCTGTCGGCCAGTAACGCCTTGAGCAACTCTTGTAGTGTCGGGTCTTTCAACTGCGCCGTTGCCAATGTAGGGCGCGGTGGAATTTGTGGTTCGGGTGCGGGAAGGATTATGTATTCCCGCACAATTACAGGTTTCGGAATATCTTTGGGCGGCGCACAGGCTAGGGCAAGGGCCAGCGGGAGCAGATAAAAACATTTCATATTTTCGCACTCTCCAAGTCCAGTTTTTGTGCTTCACGATAGGCCCACGCCACAAGTTCGTGTGTGTCCTCAATCGGCGGAGCAGTCATAATTTCACGCACACGGGTTTCTGACGCCGTGCGTGTCATGGCGGCTTGTGTTTGTAATCTGGCAAGCCTTTCTGATTGCGCTGAAGCCTCGGCATTGACAAGCTCCAGCGCCTTTTTTTGAGCGTCAACGACAGCCAGGATGTCTCTAAGCTGCTCTTTTAGGGAGTGTGGACACGAG